GCAAACACTTTAACTAAAATGATTGAGATGGCTGGATTTAAAGATGCAACAACATTTATAAATACAACTGTACCTCCAATGCCTCCGCAACCACCAGAAGCAGCCAAACCTTCTCCAGAAGAAATGTTGGCACAAGCCGAAGCAATGAAGGCACAGAACTTAGCACAAAAAGCTATCATTGATGCAGAGACAGATAGAATGAAAATCATTATGGATGACGACAGAAACCGTGATGAACATGAAGCTGACTTAAAAGTTAAGATTGCAGAATTACAAGCTAAGTATGGTGCTCAAATAAATGTAGCAGAAATAAATGCAATTATGGAAAGAGATAGAGAAGCGATTAGACAAGTAGCAAAAAACCAATCGCAAGGAATGTTTACTAATGGCAACAACCCACCAATCGGATAAGATTTACGACTTAGAATTTCTTGACGGAGATTTTATCTATGTTGGCTCTGACATAAAAGCTAAAAACCTAGAAGAAGCAAAAAGAGTGGCGATGATATTTTTACAGATACCACACGACTCAGAGCTTATATCTTCTAAAGTAACTTTAATACATTAATCAAGGAAGAAGAAGTAGTGAACCGTGAAGAATACATAGAAAATTTAAGACAAGGATTGTATACACAAGCACAAAAACCACCTCAAAGCACTATTGAGCCATTACCCTTTGGCTATAAAATGCCTTCTAAAAATCCTAGTATAAGAAAATTACAAAAACTGTCTGAATTTGCTAAAAATATGTTTAAGGTAGAAACACCTCTAGATGCGGTTTTAGCAGGTCTTGCTCCAGCTAAAGCATTAAAAGCAATACCTAATCCAAAAGATTTGATGTTTCTTCACCAGGTTAAACCAGAAGCAATTAAAAGCTATGCTCAAATGGGAGGAGTACCATCCCCAAGTTTAGCGGTAACGCAAAAAAATATACCCTTTGAAGGATTTGGTGAAATAACCTTGGTTGGTAAACCTAGTGCGTTTGATCCGTCTGTAAATCCAATGAATAAAATATATACAGCTGATGCCTTCACACCTAGAGCTCCGAAAAAAATACAGGTAGCTAAAAAAAATGCATCAGAAGAAATTATAAAAGATTTTAAACCATATCTTGATAAGGGTGTTGATTGGCAAGAAAAGCAACTATTACAAACAAGTGAGAGATTAAAAGATTTAGAAAAACCTAGGGCTGATAATTTGGCTGAATATGATTTTGAAATGGTTGTAGATAATTTTTTGGGGAGCAAAACGGTAGAAAAAAAATTTTTAAAAGACACGGGAAAAGATGTCAAAAATATGAGATCTAACAACAAAATATTTAAAGAATGGAAAGAGGAGCAAAAGAAAAAATATTTTCTTGACGATGCTTATTTTTTACAACGTGATGGTGTTATGGGTCATGTTGAATCTACAAAACCATATACACTAAACAACGTGGTATCAGAAATGGTTAGTCAAAAGCAAATTGGAGGCGAAGGATTTACTGCTGACATGATTGGACCAAATAGATTGGCAGCCTTAATGACAGGTTCATTCCGTAATTTAGACGACATTAAAAAATCCAAAGATAGACTAAAATCTAATACTCCATTCTTTGATTTAGAAGGAGAAATTGATGATGTGGTTGAAAAATTTTTAGGGTATGAAAGTCCTGGTTTTAGTGAAAGTGTTATGATGGATGTTGGAGAATCATTACTTCAAGGAAATGACTCTATAAATGCTGTTAAAAGTGCTGTTTTTTATCAAAATCGTTATGAACTTAATGATGCGTTATCAAATCAACAAATGGACGATCTTTCTCAAAAGTTACACAATGCCTTTCAAAATAATGCTAATAGACCAGTTAGTTACTTTGAGGCAAAACCCCAAAGAGCTGTAGATTTTGATGAATTTGCTGGAGCTATAGTAAATAAAAATACACCCCCTGAAACAATAAATCTTTTAAATTCTATGGGTTTAAAAGTGAAAACATACGACCCTTTTGAAAATTTCGATAAAACAAAAGCAAGAGATGCATTTGGAAAATATATGTTTGGTGCAGCTCCAGTAGGTGCAACCAGTTTGTTATTACAGGAGGATTAAAAATGACTAAAAAATATATTCACGTTAATCAACACAAGATTAGAGCAAATAAAAAAATGGTACTAACGAGCCTGTTATTACCATTAAAGAAGGAAGAACAAATACTTATTGCCATGAGATAAAAGTATTGGGTGAATGTACTATTAGATATGGTGGTAATGATAAACCTATATTACCTTGTGGTGCTAGAGTAGTTATTGAAACTGAAGCACCTTACGAGATAGTAAAACCAAAAGATTATGTGGAGGCCAAATTAAATGGCAATAACATATAGAGGCGAAAGGTTCTCTGGTTATAACAAACCTAAGAGAACACCTAGTCACAAAACTAAATCACACGCTGTTCTAGCAAAGGTTGGAGATGTCATAAAACTTATTCGCTTTGGTCAACAAGGCGTTAGCGGTGCTGGTAAAAATCCATCATCAGCTAAAGACAAAGCAAGGAAGAAATCATTTAAGGCAAGACACGCCAAGAATATTTCTAAAGGTAAACTGTCTGCTGCTTACTGGGCAGACAAAGTAAAATGGTAAGGAGATACTATGTCACTATATGAAAATATAAATAACAGAAAGAAAAATAAAACAAGTAGAACTAAAAAGAAATCTACTATCACTAAGAAAGCCTACGCAAATATGAAAGCTGGTTTTCCTAAGAAGAAGAAAAAATAATGAAAGGCCTTAAACATTACAAAAGAGATGGAACTGAACACAAAGGCAATTCTCACAAAATGCCTAACGGACATTTACATTCTAATAAAAATCACACTGCAACAAGTGTAAGGCTATTTCATTTTAACGAATTAAGTGAAACAGCTAAGAAAAAAGCTAAAGGCAAAAAGTAACTTGTCTTACTTACTTGGTAAATATTTAGAATGGTCTTTTAAAAGAAAAGCAAAGAAACTTAATAAACATTTGCATGAATACAAAAACAAAGAAACAAAGAAAACAGACAGTTAATTCTTTGGCTAAAATACAACAACTATATAAAAATAAAAATGATAGAAAAACTAATAAAACCAGTAAGCGAACTTCTTGATAAGTTCATTCCAGATGCAGACACAAAGCAAAAGATTGCACATGAAATTGCAACCATGTCTGAAAAGCACGTTCACGAAATTGCTAAAGCACAAATAGAAGTAAACAAACTTGATGCTAAAGGCGACTGGTTTCAATCATCATGGCGACCAGCTACAGCATGGATTTGCGTATGTGGTTTTGCAGTAAACTTTTTAATCAGTCCACTTGCTGCTCCATTTGGTATTGTCGTACCACAAGCAGACACATCAACTATGCTACCTGTACTTATGGGTATGCTTGGTCTTGGTGGACTAAGATCATACGAAAGGGTCAAAGGCGTAGGGAAATAATGTCTTGGGTAAACTTTAAAGAAGAAGAGTTTTCTTGCAAACACTGTGGTAAAAATGGTATTTCACACGAACTAATAAATAAGTTACAATCACTAAGAACAGAGCTGGATTTTCCCTTTATTATAACTTCTGGGTACAGGTGTGAAGACCACCCAATAGAAGCGAAGAAGAAAACTCCAGGAACTCATGCAGAAGGCCTAGCAGCTGATATATATGTAAGAGGAGATAAGGCTCTACAAATAGTATCGAAAGCTAGAGATTATGGATTTACTGGTATTGGCGTAAACCAAAAAGGTGACTCTCGATTTATACACTTAGATATTTCAGAAGAAAAACCAAACAGACCAAGACCACACATTTGGAGTTATTAATGGACAACCCTATTTTATTTTGGAACGCAATCATTACGTTGGTGTATGTTCCTATTATCTATAGTATCCGTACTAACGCGGCAGATGTTAAACGAGTTGAAATACTTGTTAATAAAACCAGAGAAGAAATCCCAACACGCTACGCAACCAAACAAGACCTCCATTTAGACATGCAAAGAATTTTCGATAGATTAGACAAATTAGACGAAAAAATTGATAAACTAATAGCTAACTAGGAAATAATTATGCCAATAACATACGACCCAGAAGAATATATCGCAGCATTAGGCGATGCAACACCTTTAGTCAATCAACCTGGAGGCTACCAAGGAACGATTGATATCTTAAACCAATTTGCAGGGAACAAGGGTAGTGGTAGCTACAACATTCCTAATGGTGGATTTACTATGCCAACAACAGACCCTACTTATTCAAGTGGATTAAACTATGCTCAATCAATAGCTGGTGGCCAAAACGTACCTAATATGATTGCACCAGGTATAAGTTATTCAGCAGAACAACCAGGTGGTTATACTCAAGCAGACTTAAATGGCACACCACCACCTCCACCACCTGTATATAAAGAACCTGATGATCCTAGCTTTTTTGGAACTGGTATTGGTGGCGTAAGAATACATCAAGACCGAAAAAATATACCGTTTAGAAATATCTTTGGTAATATGTCTGACGTTACTGGATATCAAGCTCCAACAGAGCAAGAGCCTCCAGTACAATTACCACCACAAGAATTTAATATAGAGCAAATTCTTCAAGATATAGCTGATTCAGGAATAGATCTTCCAAACATACCAGGCCCAGTTGATATGCCTTTTCCTCCAAATCAACCAGATCAAATATTTATAGATGATAGTCCTTTTATTGAAGAAGATATATTTACTCCAAGAGAATTAGTACAAGGCCCAGTTGATATGCCAATACCAATGGATATACCTGAATCATTAATAATTCCAAAAGTACCAGATGAACTATTTATTGATAATATGTCAAGGTTTATCGATATACCAAGTGAAGATTATAAAGTACCACAAGTGCCACTTAATAATCTATTAAATCAAAATCCACCACAAGGACCAGTTGGTATGTCTCCACAAGAAACAGCAAAAGTATCATCACAACAAGAGTTACTAAATTTAATTTCTAATAAAGACATCTTACAAGAAATACCAGCTGATGATGGAGTAAGAAATCAATACCAGGTTGAGCTTAATGAATTTATAAATAAGTCTCCTATAAACATGGATACATATAAAGAAGAACTACCAGTAGGTAGTGCAATCAATTTAGGAATACCAGCATTTATGGAAGCAGTAGTTCCTATGGCTGTACCAGGATTAGGATTAGTAAAAAATATTTCTGATTCTTTCCAGAATGATTTTTCACCAAGTGGTTTACAAAGTTTTGAGCCATCACCAGTTCCATCATTTACACCTGGTATTGACTATTCACAAGTTAGAAGATTTGGAAGATAATTAATGCCATCACAAGAAGATATTTTAAATTCAAACGAAGCAGAGTTAATTCTTAACGCTGAAACTTTCACAAACGCAATCGAAGAACTTAAAAATGAATACATAAATTTATGGTTATCATCCAAGCAAGATGATATAAGTAAAAGAGAAAATTTACACAAAGCAATCAAACTATTACCAGAAGTCGAAAGACATCTACGCATTATCGTAGAGAAGGGTAAAATCACAAAAGCTCAATTAGGAAGATTGCACAAAGTTGTGTAAAATTTAGATAAGTATTGTTAAAATATTACTTTACATTTTTAAGGAATGATTATGACCAACAACGCAAAGCCGATTGGTTTACAAACAAACATGCAAGAGACAGAACAATCTTTTGAAAGTTTTTTGACTCCAGACGAGCAACCAGAAAACGAAATAGAAGAACAAGCATCGGAAGAGCTAGTTAACGAAGAGGAAGTTATCGAAGATAATGAATCTTACGAAGAAGAGCTTGAAGCAGATGTATATGAAGACGAACCTCAAGAAGATCAAGTAGAAGAAGAGGAGTCCGAGCAACCACAGCTATATACAATTAAAGTAGATGGCGAAGATACACAGGTCACGCTTGAAGAACTCCAAAACGGATACAGTCGCCAAAGAGATTATACGAGAAAAACTCAGGAGTTAGCTCAACAGCGAAAAGCTATTGAAGCTCAACAACAAGAGGTTTCTCAAAAAGACGCAATTTATTCACAGTTGTTACCAAAAATGGAAGCGACTTTGAAGGGCGAGTTAGGAAACGAGCCAGATTGGAATGCACTTTACGAAGCAGACCCTATTGCTTATGTCCGTGAAAAAGACATCTGGAATGAGAAAAAGCAAAAGTTACAATCCGTACAGGCTGAATCACTAAGACTCCAACAAGAGTCTCAAGTTGAACAGCAAAAGAAACTTCAACAGTTTGTTGAATACGGAAATCAACAGTTGCTTGAACAAATACCAGAATGGCAAGATAACGAAATGGCATCAAAAGAAAAGATGGCAATTCGTGATTATGGTGTTAATGTTCTTGGGTACACACCTCAAGAGATGGACAGCGTTTATGACTACCGAGTTTTACTTGGTTTAAGAAACGCATGGCTACAACATAAGACACAACAAGCGACTAAAGTGAAACCAACTGAAAAGAAAGCGGCAGCTCGAACCGCACGACCTGGCACTTCAAACGTACCCAAGACAACAACTCCTGTGAAGAGAGCACGTCAAAAATTAGCTAAGACTGGAAAGGTTCAGGATGCAGCTAAATTATTTGAACAATTAATATAAACTTTTAAAACATAGGAATTAAATATCATGGCAAAAGTAACAAACGCATTTGATACGTATTCAGCGACTTCTGATAGAGAACAGTTGAGTGACGTAATTTATAACATCTCACCACAAGCTACTCCATTTATGAGTGCTATTGGTAAAAACTCAATCAAGAACGTAGTTTTCGATTGGCAAACAGAAACTCTACCAACTGTTGATGCAGCTGGTGAACTAGAAGGCTTTAGATTAGACGGAGCTACTTCAGCTTCTACTGCTACAACTAGAGTTAGTAATGTTGCAATGATCTCTTCAAGAGATGCAACTGTATCTGGTTCTCAACAAGCATCTGACCCAGCTGGTAAAAAATCAGAAATGGCTCATCAATTAGCTATTATGGCTAAAGCATTGAAAAGAGACATGGAAACAGCTCTCTGTCAAAATGGTGGTAAGACAACTGGTAACGCAACAACAGCTAGAAAAACTGGTGGCTTTGAATCTTGGATAAAATCCAATTACAGTAAAGCAGCATCAGGTGCTCCTACTGGTGGTGGTACAGCTCCAACAGACGGAACTCAAAGAGCTTTAACTGAAACTTTACTTAAAGCAGTATTACAATCTTGTTTCACAAACGGTGGAGAGCCTTCAATGGCAATCTGTGGCCCTGTAAACAAGCAGAAAATATCTGGTTTCACAGGTAGAACTAACTCAAGACAAATGGTTGATGCAAACACAGTAGAGGCTTCTGTTTCTATTTATGCTTCAGACTTTGGTGAGTTAAAAATCGTTCCATCTAACTTCAGTAGAGAAAGATCACTATTATTAGTTGATCCAGACTATGCTAAAGTTTCTTTCCTAAGAGACTTTAAAACAGTTGATATCGCTACTGTAGGTGATGCACAAACTAAGATGATTGTGACAGAATATGGATTAGAAATGAGCAACGAAGCTGCTCACGGTATAGTCGCAGATTTAACAACTTCATAAGTTAGTTAGAATTAAGGGAGAGCTTCGGCTCTCCCGCCCTTATTTAACATGGCAACAAAACGTACAATCACAGACCATAAAACTGGTTATAAATCAGAGTTCATTACCGAAGATGACAAGCTGGTTTATCATACGACTCAAGATGTTGCTCCCGTCATTGACCACGTTAAGAAACTAAGAGACAATACACTTAAGCCTGGAAAAGATATGCGACACATTGCTGAAGTCCCTATGGTGATTTGGCAAAAGGCATTACGCGAAGGCTGGTCAAAGGATAGAGCTAAATGGAAACAATGGCTCAACGACCCAGATAATAAAGTATTTAGAACTTGGCAAGGTAAAGTATGACATATGCAGAATTAAAAACAGCAATAGCAAATTATCTTAATAGATCAGATTTAACGTCTGATATAGATACGTTTATCGATAATGTCGAAGCAGAACTTAACAGAAGGTTAAGAACCAAAGACATGATTAAAAGAGCAACTGCTACAGCTGACTCACAATATTTAACAGTTCCAACAGACTGGATAGAGGCAATTAATGTAGAAATTACATCAAACGATTTTAGTCCTTTATTCCAACAATCTATAGAGTCCTTAGATGTCTATAGAAAATCAAATAACAACTCTGTAGGTCAACCAGTTTATTTTGCAATGGTTGATGACTCTATAGAATTAGCACCAACTCCTGATGGAGAATATACCCTACAGCTAACTTACTATGCTAAAATATCTGCATTAAGTGATACCAATACAAGTAACTTTGTATCAGTCTCGCACCCAGATGTTTATTTATATGGTGCATTAAAACATGCTTCTATCTTCTTAATGGAAGATGAAAGAATACCAATGTTCACTCAACAGTTTGAGAAAGCATTAGAAGAAATGAGACTCGAACAAGAGAAAGCTGCGTTTGGTAAAGGTTCTTTAATGATGAGAAGAAGAACTTACGGAAAAAAACAAAAAAGAAATTATTACTACGGTAATTAATAAAGGAGAATAGAATGGCTGGATTTTCAGATTATTTAGAAAACAAAGTTGTTGGTCATGTATTTGGTGGATCAGCCTATACAGCTCCATCAACATTATATGTAGCATTATATACATCAGCACCAAGTGATACTGGTGGAGGAACAGAAGTTTCTGGCGGAGCTTACGCAAGACAAACAGCAGCTTTTACCATATCTGCTGATACAGCATCAAACACATCAGCTATAGAATACCCAACAGCTACAGCCGATTACGGTACTGTTGTTGCAGTAGGTGTTTTTGACGCTTCATCATCTGGTAACTTACTTGCTTATGGTAACTTAACTACAAGCAAAACTGTTTCTAATGGAGATGTATTTAGATTTAATGCAGGTGCTATAGACATAACTGTAGCTTAATAACATGGCTTCAGTTGGCTATGGTTTTGGTGGATACGGTAAGTCTTACTGGGGAACACCACAATTTGAATTAGCTGAAAGCTCAATCACAGCAACATCAAACCTAACTGCGGTTGGTGTTGTACCTGTAACTGGAGAAGCGTTAATAACTGCTTCTTCTAATGTCACAGCAGTTGGACTCGTACCAATACAAGGTGCATCATCTATAACAGCAACATCTAGTCTTACATCAGATGCAGTCATAGTTAAGTTTGGTGCGTCAAACATATCAGCAACATCTAACCTAACCGCTGTAGGTACACAGATTGATATTGGTGGCGTTATTATGGCGGCATCAACAAGTCTTAGTGCAGTAGGCACACAAATTGATGTTGGTGAATCAAATATTACCGCATCTACAAACGTAACTGCTGTTGGTGTCTTTATCGTATCAGCAGCAAGTCAAATAAACGCTACAACTAACTTAGATGTCACTGGTTCATTGGTTCAGTTTGGCACTTCTAGTATTCAACAAACAAGTGGTTTTTCTGCGATAGGTAGTTTAAAATGGGAAGACCAGACTGTAGCAGATACTATTTACACAGATCAAACACCAGCTACAACAACTTGGACAGATCAGTCCTCAACAAATACTAATTGGACTGACATCGCAGCATAAACAGGAATAAATTATGGCAGATACATTTACAACGAATTTAAACTTAACTAAACCAGAAGTAGGAGCATCTACAGACACCTGGGGAACAAAGCTAAACGCTGACCTCGACACACTTGATGCGATCTTTAGTTCTTCTGGAACAGCAGTAAGTTTTGGTAACGTAACAGTTGCAACTTTAACATCTACAGGAAATATCACAGGTACACTTGCTACAGCAGCACAAACCAATATAACTAGCGTAGGAACTCTTACAGGTTTAACTGTAAATGGTAATGTTTCAGTAGATGGTGGAACAATTAAACTTGATGGTAATTATCCAACTGGTAGTAATAATGTTGCTTTAGGTGATTCTGCTTTATCAAGTGGTTCTTTATCAGGTGCTAATAATACTGCTATAGGTAGAGAATCTATGCTTTCTAATACTTCAGGAGCTTCAAATACTGCTTTAGGTTCTACATCTTTAGACGGTAATACAACAGGAAGTTTTAATACAGCTATTGGTCAGGCATCATTAACAGCAAGTACCACAGCTAGTAACAATACAGCAGTTGGATATGCCTCTTTAGGAGCAAACACTACAGGAGCTCAAAATACAGCAGTAGGAAGATTAGCTTTAGACGCTAATACAACAGCAAATGCTAATACAGCTATTGGTAATGCTTCATTAACAGCAAATACTACAGGTGCAGATAATACTGGTGTTGGAGATGGTTCTTTAAGAAACAATACAACTGCTAGTTATAACTCA